AGCCTGTCCTGATTGTGAGAATAAGAATATTATAATTAAAGATTGCGATAATCCAGTAACTACTACTCTAATTATATTAGCATTGATAGCTATGGTTGCAGTTTTTTGGTTAGGTTATCCCAGAGGTGCCTGGACAAAACTAAATATACTTACGAGACAACTGCACGACCTTAGATTAGAGGCACAAAGCCAAAAAGAAGCCCTGCTCTTTTTGACCAAAGAATATAATGATCATAAACACAATAAACTAAATGGGAGAATAAAATAATGCCCTTAGTAGAAGTCTGGTATATAAAAGCCATAGGTCGCTCAAAGGTAGTTATCGAAGAGAGAAGGAGAGAGTCCGAGCTGGGGGCTAAGTGGGAAAAGAAGTTAATGGAAAAACGCCACCCGAAATGTGATGTTATTATAATCAAAGATAAAGAGTTTATAGTCAAAGTCAATAGGGATGTTAATATAAAAATCCCCGAAAACAAAGAAGCATATATAACCTTTCATATAGACTAGGCACCATCAACATAATATTCAATATCCTTCTCATCTATCCATATACAACAGAAAAGAATAAAAAAGTTTTTATCCGCTAAAGAGGTCGAAAACCTAAAAAACCCAACAGAATCAACAGCTATTTACGCTTAGATTTAATCCTGTTATAACCTGTTATAAAGTTACCTTGTAATCCCTATTGTAATAATGTTATACTTATTATAGTGGTGTATTGTTATGTTTACTACTATTTGACAATAAGTTGTACTTGCGGCACTAAGAGAGACTTAACACTTGCGACATAACCCAGGTCTGACGTAGAAAACCCAAGAAACAGCTTGTATTTATTATGGACCAAGATTTATCTTTAATCCCCTTAGACGATTTAATAAAAGAAATTGAAAACCGGTGCGAGACTTTTGTTTGTGCCTATGAATTACCCCAAGAAAAACAACAGCATAAGTTTAATACCTATTACGGCAAAGGGCAATGGTTTAGAGCCTGCGGTTTAGCAAACATATTAAGCAACGACTGTATAAACAACTGGAATGGGGAAATGAAAGTATTGGAGAAAATAGCTAGGGAGTACTAATGGCTAAAAAAGGCAAACAACGCATAGCAAAGGAAGGATAATATGCCCGCAACAGTAAATCCCCTTAAAAAAGCAATAGTTACACGGGAACTCTTAAAAGGTAAATCCGCAAGACAAGCTTTAAAGACAGCTAAGTATAGTAAATCAGCAATAAGACAATCAACTCATAACGCTGTAGTAAAACAAAGTATGAAAAATATCATGGCTAGCTTTGATAAATCGGTGATAACTACTGATTATGTGCTATCTGAATTAGAAAAGGCTAAGAAGTTATGTATCAAAGGCAAGAAAAAGGATATGTCTAGTTTTATAAGGGCTTGTGAACTCTTAGGGAAGTATTTGCAAATGTGGAGTGATAGCAATATAAATATCCTAGTAAATAACGCTGATAGCCAGTTTTCCTTAGCTAATAGAGTTAAGAAGCTTAAAGAAGCTAAACAACCTTAGATATACTATTATTATAGCCTTAAATGGCACGAGGTTGCGTTTTAAGAGGGGTTAAAGAGGTTGAGGCATAGGTTAGCATTACTTAATAATAGAAAAGGATCACAGCTTTATACTATACCACATATGGTAGTATCAGACACTAAGACAGAGCAAGAATAAGCATATATGCATAACTCATTGATAAACAAAAGGTTAAGGAATAGTGAAAGTTAACATAATATCCATTATTGGCTGGTTAAGTGAATATATATAGTTATAATGTGAAGAGGGGGGGAGGGGGACAGGAGCAAAAACCCTATATATATGTATCCCCCTATCTCAAACTCCCCCAATTTTGAGTTTTTATGCAAGTACCTAAAAGAGATTTCCTAAAGTGTACGAACAAATATCTGAAAGAAGGTACAATTGTTCTAACAATGTACGGAAAAGAGGCACTTGTTCTAACAATTTCTAAACCTAATGTTCGAACAACTCCAAAAGAAACAGAGAAGGTTCGAACAACAGAGGTTACTAACGTTAAACCAGTCCTATCAGCTGGATTACCAGACAAACCTAAAGATACTTTAAATGCAACAAAGTCAACAAACAAATTTACTCCCAACTATATGAGAAACAACTCTAAATATTCCTGTGGATGTAAAAAAGGCGATAGCGTAATGTGCTCTAAACATGGAAGGTTATAAATGGAAGAAGTATTAGATAAATCAGTAGAAGAAATGCAGAAAGAAGAAGCTTGGCTTATCGGTCAAGACCCTTTTAAACTTCTTGAGAATGGTTATTTCACTATCAAAACCAAGAAGGACGGCCTGAAGAGGTTTCTGCCTAATTTCATTCAGAAGAAGTTCATCAATGAAGTTAGGGAACGATTTTATGCTCTTAAGCCGGTAAGAATATTGGTATTGAAAGCCCGGCAGGTGGGTATCTCAACAGCCATAGAGGCTATTATCTATGCTTTTACTTCTCGGTCGCCGGGTATAAATTCCTGCGTTATAGCTGATGATTTGGACGGGGCTAACTATATTTTTGAAATGCAGAAGCTATTTCAAGAGTATTTGGAAACGCACTTAAAGCCTGAGCCTAAACATTCCAACGAAAAGAAACTCGCCTTTAAAGGGATAAACTCCCAGATTTTGATAGATACCTCAGATAACTCTAATGCCGGACACAAATATACTTTTCAATTCGTTCATTGTACTGAGGTGGCTCGCTGGCAGAGGCCAATCAAGGATATAATGACCGGCCTTGGACACGCTGTTCCCAACACCCAAGGGACGATGATTTTCTTAGAGACTACCGCTAAAGGGTATGAGGACTTCCACGAATTATGGCTAAAATCAATAAATGGTAAATCTGATTGGATACCTCTTTTTTATGCTTGGTTTGAGAACCCGGAGAATAAGATGCCTCTTGAGGGAGGTATGTATCCTTTAGAAAACATAAATTTTGTTAGTCCGGGGCAAAAAGAACAGTTTTTGATAGAAGAAAAGAAATTAAAAAGTAAGCATGGATTGACTGATGAACAGATGAATTGGAGAAGATGGGATATAGTTAATAACTGTTCCGGCGATATTAATAAGTTCAATCAAGAAAATCCTGATTGCTGGGAGTCTGCATTTGTAGCTAGTGGAGATTTGTTTTTTGACAGAGAAGCTCTTAAATTACAGGAGCCTAAAAAACCTTTTATTGGTAGTATTGTAAAGGAAAACGGTAGATATGTATTTAGAGAGAGTTCTACGGGGGTTTTTAAATTTTATGGATTTCCTAAAAGAGCGGGGCAGTATGCTATAGGCGGTGATTCAGCAGAAGGATTGGAGCATGGGGATAAATCTGCGGCTTGTGTAATAGATAAGTTGAATAATGAAACAGTTTGTACTTACAACCATAATGTTCCTCCTGAAAGGTTTGGAGAAGATTTGCTTAAATTAGGTCATTTCTATAATCAAGCGTGGATTGCTTGCGAGAACAAAGGATATGGATATTCAGTTAACCAAGAGCTTTATAAAAATTATGGTAATGTCTATAGAAGAATAAATACTAAAAAGGGCATGAAAATACAAACCAATGAACTTGGCTGGAATACTAATTCTATATCAAGGCCTACAATGTTAGCTCAATTAGCCGAAGAGATAAAAGAAGGCTCTTGTAAGTTAAATGATTTAGATTTGATCAACCAATGTTGGACATTTATAAACAATGTTAAGAAGAAACGCCCTGAAGCTGAGAAAGGAAAACATGATGATCTAGTCTTTGCTAGGGCAATAGCTTCGCAAGTCAGATTGGAAAAACCCTATAAAGAGAAAGTATTCATGGTTAAAAAAAGAAAAGCTTATAGAGGACTTTCTGGATATTAAGGAGGATAAATGACTGATAAAATTCAGGATAAGAAACAAGAAGAAATAAAAGATTTTAAAATAGCCGAGATTTGGGTTAGAAGCGGACAAATAATGCTAGATGCTCCAAAAGATTTCTTTGCAGGAAAAGTACAGGCTCTTGGAATCCTAGAAGTATGTAAAGATATAGTAAAAACTAATAAACCTCCCAAGGAAAGTAAAGTAATAAAACCGTCAGGGTTTAAAAATTTTGTCAGAGGATTAAAGAGGAGATAAAATGTTTATAGAAAACATTGAAGATAAACTAAAAAAGTATATCATTCAAGAAGTGAAAAGCTCATCAGCAACACAAACTCCTAGAATAAACAAGGTTAAAGAGTTTGTTAAACGCTACGAGGCTAAACGTTCCATATCAGGACTTTTAGGCTGGGGTGATGACCCCGTAAAAAACCCTAAAGACTCACCCTGGGATGGAGCTAGTGATGTTGGTATCCCTATAGATGCTTTTACTATCGAAGGTTTATTGCCGAGGTTTCTTAAAGTATGTTATGGTGCAAAGCCTGTAGCTTGGGTTAGGGGCAAGGGGCAAAGTGACATAGAAGCAGCTCCCTTAGTCCAAGAAGCTCTAAATTATCAGCTTACTCGTTTGATGAAAATTTATCGTAAAATGAAACTTGTTTTTAAAAATGTTATTATAGAAGGTGATGCTTTTACTAAATGTGTTTGGGAGAAAAAAACTCGTCCTTTTAATAAAGTAGTTTATTACTTACAAAATGAATTGACCGGAGAATATATAGTTAACGAAGATGGAACACCTGTCCAGGTCAAAGAAGATTTTCCTGCCGCTCCGGGATTAGTTGTTGTCAAAGATGAAATACAAGATGAAAAAACAATTTATGAAGGGCCAGCTCTTTATGGCAGAACGATAAAAGAAATAATTATTCCCAAAAATGCTATTAGTCCTGAAATAGAAGAATGGGATTGGATATGTGATAGCTACGAAGTTACCTATGATTGGATAATTCGCAGAGAAGGAGATATTAAAGAGGGTAAGTTCAAAAATATAAAAAAGATAAAAGAGAATATTTTGAATAATGCTGACCATGCTAAGGCTATGCGTAAACCTATTTTGATTTACGAGTGGTATGGTAAATTTGATATTAATGGAGATGATAAAGATGAAGAGATAGTAGCTTTTGTAGCTCCTGAGCATAATGTTATTCTCGGTTGGATGCTAAGTCCATTTCAAGTTCGTCCATTTTTTCATTATCAAATTATCCCGATGGAAGGTTCTCCTTATGGAAAAGGAGTACCTGAATTTTTAACTGGTTTGAGGGATATGACAGATGCTACATTTAATCAAATGATAGATAGAGGCTCTATAAATAATAACCCTCCAATAATAACTCCTTCCGACCATGAAGAAGACTTAAACCCTTTTGGACCGGGTGTTAAATGGAAATCAGAAAATCCATCGGGGTATAAAGTGCTAGAACTTCCTAAATCTGAGCAAATGGAATTTGCTAAAATGGAATTTTTGCTTGGAATGGTTCAAAAACTTTTTGGAGTTACTGATTATGCATTAGGTTCTGAAAGTTCTATTGCTTCTAATAGAACTGCTACAGGAATAATGACCATAGTCGGTGAAGGTAATATTAAGTTTGATGATATGATAAGAGCCTTGCAAGATGTGAATGAAGATTTATACGATTTTATTGTTAATCTTAATTCTGAAAATCTTGATGATGATTTTATATATCAGCTTACCGAACAACAAGGCAATCCTTTTAAGACTCTTAATAAATCTTATTGGGGTGGAAATTACGATTTTGAATCAGTAGGAAATTCAGTAAATATAAATCGTGCTATAGAACAAGACAGGGCATTACTTTCTTATAATACTGTTCTTAATTCTCTTGGTAAAAACCCTGCTATTAGTGAAGAAACAATGCTTGATGTTACTGAGAATTTTTTCAGGTCTATAGACGTGAGGAATGTTCGGTTAAAAGCTATTGAACAAATACAGCAGGAAAAACAACAAGCCGAGCAAATGCAGGCTCAACTTATGCAAGCGGAGGTACAAAAAGATGCTCAAACTGTTCAACAATAAAAGAGCTGAAAAAGTAAGAGAAGCCAGAGAAAAGTTTACTTCTTGGGTGGAGATTTCTAAAAGTCAGGGTTGGAAATTCTATGAAGAAGAAATAGAAAAAAAGATGGAACGTATTCTTAATAAAATAAAGACTGATACTAGCTTAACAGGAGAAGACTTAAAAAGGCTTCAATTAGCTTATCAGGTTTATAAAGAAGTCCAGAGAATACCAAAAGAATTAAAGAGTAGTGCTAAAGGAGGGAAGTAATGGAAATGCAAGACATTGGTAGAGTCAGAGAAGAGCCTACTATGGAAGGGAAAAGTAAAAAAGAAAAGTATTATCCTTCGGTTTCTATATCCTCCAAACAACTTCCTATGTTAAAAGGGAAGAAGTTTGGAGATAATATTGAACTGAATATTAAAGGCGAAATCGGTGGTATGCACGAAGATTATGATGATAAGAAGGAGGCTGAATATGAGATAAAAATAATGCAAGTAGGAACAAATACAGTATCTAAAAAAGAATACGACAAGATGTCTGATGAAGAAAAAGACAAAGAAGACGAAAAACAAGTATTAGGAAAATAACTGTTCAATAATTGAACAGTTTATTGCAAATTACCTTGCACTTAAAAACATTCGTAACTCTTGGTAATAAGAAGCGAAAAAACAGGAGATTTTATGCCAGAACCAGATTTAACCCAGGCTAACACCGAGAACTCGGAAAGTCAGGAAAATCAAGAAAATCAGGAGCAACAGGAGAGTCAGGAAAATCAATTTCAACAGATTGATTGGGAACAGGACAACAATCCCTATAAAAAAAGATATGGGGATAGTCAGTCTCAAATTCAGCCATTGGTAAAGCAGTTACAAGAATTTGCTACTTTTGACCACAATACTCGAACCTGGAAACCGAAAACCGCAACACCAGTAGTTCAAGATGAAGATTTTGATAAACTATTGGACGGTTACGACCCAGACTTTAAAAAAGTAGTAGGTGGTTATGTAGGAAGCAAGATTAAAGATGCTTTGAATGAGTACCGAAAAGAATCGACATTCGCCCAAGAGTATAATTCAAGCGTTCTTGGAAGCCGTAGTAAAGCTATGGAAGAATTTGGCGGAGAATTTGAGTTTGTAAAAAATGGCAAGATGAACCCTCTTAGCCCTTTATACAAACTGGCTGATGAAATTGTTGTTAGCAAATATGCTGTCTTTAACCCAGACGGTACATTTCATAAGTATTCAAACCCTGAGGCAGAATACTTATCTACTGTTGAGGCTTATGCAATTTTGGCAAAAAGAGCAAAACAATCGCTTCCTGACAAGGAAAAGTTAGGAGCAATTCAAGGAAAAGGAACTAAATCATCAGCAGGTAAAAAACAACTTAGTTATGAAGAATACAACAAACTTTCTGAAGAAGAGAAAGATGCTTATGATTTAGGACAAATGGGAGGATGAAATGGCAACTTTGAACAACATGTCCTATAGTGCCGGAGCTGGCGTATTAGACTACGCTATACCGGAATGGTGGGCGGAAAGGTTGAGAGATGATGCAATCCGTAGAGCCTTTTGGGGTTCTAGGTTTGAAGGAAAAGAAGGCTCTCGTAAACCAATCGTAGTTAATGAAGATTTTACTAAGAAACCTGGTGATACTTTAAGATTTAATGTAGTATCACAATTGTTTTCAGCAGGTGTAACTGGTGAAAGTACTTTAACAGGCAGTGAAGATAAACTTGCTTTAGGGCAATATACCTTAACTGTTGATTGGGTTAGAAATGCGATAGCCTACACAAAAAGTTTAGAAAAAAGAGTTAATTTTAATATTGCTCAAACAATTAGGTCAGAACTATCCAGTTGGTTAGCAAGGAAGATAGATGGAGATATGTTCTCAAGTATCTTATCTAGTGCTACTAATACTATCTATGCTGGTAGTGCTACAAGTGCGGCAACATTAGGAACTAGCTCACATTTTGGAACAGAAGAAATTGACAGAATAAAATTAGCTTTGCAAAGAACTGCTATACCGATACGCACTGAAGGAGCTAATGGTGAGGAAGAAGAGTATTACGGTATAGTAATTTCTGAGATTGATGAGTATTGGTTAAAGGGAGATTCTGTTTGGAATCAGGCACAACGTGATGCCGGTCCAAGAGATTACTCTAAGAATCGTGTCTTTACTGGTGCTTTGGGTATGTATAATGGCTGTATTATCTATGTTCACAAGGCAAAGAAATCAGCTAATAACATTCAAGGTTCTCCGTTAAGACCAGAAGTAAGACTTTACACTACGGTTACTAATGCTTCTGAAGAGTTTGAATTTGATGTTTCTACAAGTAAGAAAGACTTAGGAGATTTTTTCTCATCTACTGGAACAATTACTGTTGATAGCGAAGAGATTACCTATACCAGTATAACTGAGGCTGGTGTAACTGGTTCAACTTATCGTTTTGCCGGATGTACTAGAGGAGCTAACGGGACGACCGCGGCTGCTCATACAGCTGGTGCGTTGATAACACAACGTAACGTAGCTACAGCAGTTGGTTTTGGAGCTGAAATAGCTGTACGTGGTTGGGGTATGAAACCCACTCCGATTACTCAAGGTTATGATTATCAGTTTCCTGATGGTTCATCTTTTGAGAATGGTTTAGGTGTAGCAGCAGTTTATGGTCAATCAGTCATCGAGAACAGTGCTGGAGATAGTGTTAATTGTGTGCTTATGAAAACTTATGCTGATAACCCAATTAGTGTTTAAGGAGGAATTATGAGAAAAATATCTACTATATTTCTTATAGTTTTAGTTGGGTTTGGTCTTATGTTTTCAGCACAAGCAGAATCCGCTAGAACTATCCCCATGAAAACTGGGATTGCACTTCATACGAATACTTTAATCGTAACAGGCTCAGGAACTTTGTATAAGGTTGTAGGGCGTGCTACTTCTGCTCAGGCAAGCTATATCATTTATGATAAAGCTACTTTAGCAGAAGCAATAACTCATCCGACAGCCGAAACAAACATTTTGACTGAAGGTGGAGAAGCTACGCAATATGACCCTATTCTTCTTAATGATTTTGGGGACGAAGGTATTCCGTTTACAAGTGGTCTAGTAATAGTAACAACAACTGCTGATGTAGTAGTTCATTACAAGTAAAAAAAGATTATGTGGGGTGGGACATTATCCTACCCCACAATCTTTAAAGGAGAAAAATGAAAAGAAAAGTTTTAGGAATACTTTTAATGACATTATTTTTAGTACCAGTTGCTTTTGCTGATAGAAATACTGCTACAGTTACAGCTTATAAAGCAAGCACTTTAGTTAAACGTGGCAATGCAATAATATATTCTATTACTTTTACAGCTTCAGCAAATGGCGGTGATTTTATGGTACTTGATGATACAGAACAAACAACAGGTGCTACTGAAATTCTTGCTAACATTAAAGCCGAAGGTTCTGAAGTAACAGCATTAGGAAGCCAACATCAAGATTTTAGTGATAAACCGTTAGAATTAACAGATGGTTTGTACTTAGTAATCAATGATGGATGTGTAATATTAAGATATGAATAATGTTTAATTTTGTTTTAGCAATATTTCTTTTATTATCTCCAATAGTAATAGTCCCCTTGAATGGATTTATTGCTCGTTTGCAATGGTATCAGTTTGGGGTTCTTACTGGAAGTGGTAATTTAATGCAATTACAATTTTTTCAATATGGAGCAGTATTTCTTTTCTTAGCGGCTTTATTTGATAAACCTAAAAGAAAGTTTGACAACAAGTATTTAGGTTTATTATTCGGGATATATGTTTGGAGTGTTTTCTCTAATCCTAAAACAATGGAGAATTTTTTTACTATTCTAGCAGGTTTTGCAATTTACTATTTAGTATCAATTTATGCCAGTAGAAAGAAAATGTTTTTTTGGATAATTTTCTCAGTAGCTACTTTAAACACTATTTTTGCAGTATTACAATATTTTGATATAAACCTTATTTATTGGCGTAAAGATGATATTGTCGGTTTAATGAGTTATAAAACTCATCTCGGTATTTATCAAGCTATTGCTATCCCGATAACGTATTCATTAAATCCTTTTCTTGCTTTAATACCTGCTGTTGGTTTATTCTTATCAAAATCTGCAACATCTATATTGGCAATGATTATTGGAATGATTTATCTTTTGAGATTGAAATTAAAACATATAATATTTCCTTTGATTGTACTTGTGATAGCAGGATTACAACATAATTTAGTTAGCAGGTTTTTAATCCGGTGGGTTGCTTGGAAGGAAGCATTTAGTCTTATAATAAAAAATATTTGGGGATATGGAGTAGGAACTTTTAAATTTATACATGATGGTGTTCAGTATAATGATCCATATAATCTGTATCTTGGTATAACCCATGCTTTAGGAATAGCAGGATTAATAGCTATTATACTTTTTATAAGAAATAGTTTATATAAAAATTGTTCAAGAGAATTAATTACTGCTTGTTTAATATTGGTTGTAATTGGTTTTGGATATTCGTTTTTAGATTATGCTCGTTTAGCGGGAACGGCAGTAGTTCTTTTTGCATTACTTGAAGTTGGGAAAATAGAATCTAAAAAGGAGGGTAGATTTATATGTTAGTAAAATACATTGGTCGAAGAACAGTTTATCAAGTCAGGTTTGGCAGAACTCCATATACTTTTTCTAATGAGAATGATTATACTTTGGATATTGGAGATAAACAGGTAATTAATTACATTTTTGGTTTGCCTAACAAGAGTGAATTTGAAGTTGTAGAAAAAGAAAAACCCAAAGAGATTATAGAAGAACCAAAAGAGATTAAAAAGGTTAAAGATACAAAGAAAAAAACAGGAGGTAAAAATGGCAAGAGAAACAAGCATAAGTAATTTTATTGAAGATGCGGTAAAACAGGCTTTAAACAAAGTAAACACTCTTAAAGCACAAGAAGCAAATTCAGCGATTAGAGTCAAAGAACTAGAAGTTAAAAGGGATAAACTATCTCAAGAAATTTTTGATTTAGAGAAAAAATCTAAAATAATCAAAAAGGAAAGTGAAGTCAAAGCTGAAGAGATTTTGAAATCAGCAAAAGAAAAAATGACTAAAGCTGTTTCAAGAGAAGCTTCTGCTGCTGCAAAAGAAAGTGAATTTATTACTAAACAAAAAGAAGCAGATAATCTTATCAAATCAAATGCAGGACTTGAGAAGACTTTACAAAAAGCGATTGAAGAGAGTAAAGAGAGAGTTGCTAACTTAAAGAAAATAAAAGAATTAATTAAAGAAAGTGTAGGAGAATAGGTATGTATGGTTTACAGTTTAGTGATTTGTACGAACGTATTCAGGACTATGCAGGTATTAACAATGTAACAGGCTCGGCAACTAAAGCAAAAAAAGCAGCTAACGATGCATTACGTTTAATAGCTTCTTTTAGAGATTGGAAAATACTCAGGAGAGAAAGTACGATTACTCCTACAGCCTCGACACAAGCTTATACTTTGATTTCTGGGTTTGACCATATTATTTCCTGTTGGTATGAGTCTAATGGATTAAGAATTCCTATTGACGTAGTAGATGATGCTAGATGGAAACGAGAAAGTGATAATGATACTGATGGTGACCCTGAGATTTGTAGAATTACCAAAGGTAGTGGGACAATTAAAATAGAGTTTTCTCCTCGTCCTTCGGCTTCATTTATCAGTTTATATACCGAGATTAATTATGATTATGTTAAAAAGCCGACTGAATTGTCTGGTGACACCGATGTTCCTGAAATACCGGATACTTCTCAGCAGTTAGCAATAGTTTATCTTGGGGTTTCGGATTTGCTTGGTAAACAGGGTGATTTAAGTGGGTTAACAGCTTGGGAAAGAAAAGCGATGAGGATACTTAATGCAGCTTTTAAAAAAGATGATAAGAACCAAGGTAAAGCTGCAAGAATGGGGCATCCTGCAATTCCAATAAATTCGACTAGAGGTGTAAGAATAACTGATTATAAATAAGAATTAAATGATTAAGAATCCTATAGTTGTAGTTAATGACTTTTCTGGAGGGCAAGATACTAAGACTCCGATTGTATCTATGGCTTTAAGCAAGAGTCCTAATATGAGGAACTTTCATTGTGCTGGTAATCCTAATCGTTTAATCAAAAGAGGTGGATTTTCTAAAATAAATTCATCTGCAACCGGCAGTGATGATCTTGATTGTTATTATCCTCCAGGTTATCAAACGCATGATTATGCTGTTCGTGATGCAGCTGCAAGAACACAAATATCTCAAGGGTTTAAACCAGGGACTTCTGCCGCTGTGCAAAAAGTAAGATTATGGCTTAAAAAGACAAGCACTCCTACAGGAAATATAAACATAGAAATACAAACCGATAGTTCAGGAAAACCTTCCGGTACAGCTGTTACAAATGGAACTTCGGCAAATATAGACATATCTACACTTACAACCTCTTATGATTGGTACACTTTTACTTTTACAACCAGTCCATCGTTAACTTCAGGCACACAATACCATATAGTTTTGCAAGGAGATAATACCATAAATGGAACTGCTTATGCTAATTGGGGTGCTGATGATTATGATTTGGTTTTTGCTGATGGGAGTATGAGTGATTATGATGGTACAACTTGGGCAGCAAATGAAAGATATGATGCCATATTTGAAGTTTATATCACTGGCGGAGCAAAAGGTAATGATTGTTTTGCTCTCTGGGATTTTTCTTCTAAAAATATGATGATAGGTGTTTTTGGAACTACTTTATATAAAATGGATAAAAGTTCTGTTGGAACTCCTGATGGAACTTGGGATAATTTATATAATGTAAGTGCTGAAGTGGATTATATGGAGTATTCTACTGATGCTTTAGCTCAAGCGGCTTATGTAAGTTCTTCTTTTGGAAATCAATCTAATGGAGATATAGATGATGAAGATATGGCAGATATATCTGACTGGACTGAGGTTAAGGCTGGAACTGGGGCTTCTTCACAAGCAACATTTGACTCTGAATCATGTATGAAATTAGAAACAGGAGCCGCTGGAGGAGGTACATATGTCCAGAGAAGGCAAGATATTGGTAGTTATACTGATCCAACAATTGTTTCTTTTAGATTATATCTTGATAACGTAGGAGAGTATAGCAATTCTGATTCTTTCTATGCTTCTTTCGATGGTGGTGGAGGACAATATCGTTGTATTTGTCAATTTGGTACAGATGGTCTTTTTATTTATGACGGTGCTTCTTATAATGAGGTTGGAACAAACATAGTTGTTCAAGATGCATGGCAAGAGTGGACATTTGACATTGATGAAACTAATGGAACGGTAGATGTATATTTGGATGGTGATTTAGTTCAAGCTAATGTAGATTGTTCTCTTGGAGGAAATACAGATGGACGGACTATATTTGAGATAGATGGTACAACTGCAGCTAATATGGTTGCTTATGTAGATTGGTTTAAGGCAGGTAGTGCTATAACTACCCAAAAAATAAGAAGTTATTCTGAATCTACAATTAAAACACAAGGTACATATTCTTTAAAAGGGATAGCAGAGCTTACAGATGGTTTAAATTCTACCCTTACTAACACTCTTGGAACGGCTATAGATTTATCTAATGAGAATACGCTTAAATTTGATATTCGTTCTTCAAGAACTGGAAGTAATATAAAAATAGGGATACATGACTCTGGAGGAACAACTACAGAAACTACTCCCAATATCACTTCAGCTAATGTTTGGCAAACTGTAACTATTGACTTATCTGCTGTAACTAACGCTAATAAAGATGATATAGATTCAATAATAATAACTATCGTTAATGCTGATGCTGAAACTACTTTTTATATAGATAATTTTTATGTAGCTTCTTTATTAACTACAAGTAGATATTTTACATTTGCTGATTGGCAATCCGGTAGAGCTTTAATAAATACAGATATAGGGCTTTATACATATACAGGTACGGGGGCAGTTTCTACTGTAGCGGCTGCTCCTATCGGTAAGTTTATGACTATTTGGAAAAAATATGTATTTATGGCAGGCATAAGAGGTTCACCTAATGTTATGCGTTACTCTGATTTATCTGATTACACTACTTGGACGGCGGCTCAAACTCTTAATTTTGACACTAATGATGGTGATGTAATTACCGGGATGAGAGTTCTTAAAGGAAAGCTTTATGTTTTTAAAAGATATTCTGTTCATAGAGTAAGTTATCTTGGTTCCAATCCTACTTTCCAAGTTGATCCAATTTTAGGCATTGGTAGTCCGGCTCATTATACGATTAAAGAAGTGGATATGGGTGGTGAGTTAGGTACTGTTTTAGTGTTTCTTACTTCTGATAAAAAATTAGCTATCTTTGATGGGTATAATGTTCAGGTTATAAACGATGCTCTAACTGAAAAAACTAATGATTTGTTTGCTACTGCTGATGATCAGCCAAAATCTTTTTCAGATATGAATTTAGTTTATGCTGATTTATTTCACGCAGTAGTTAAAAAAGATACTTACGAGTATATCTTATATGCAGTTTTAGATAGCGATACTTCAATTGGATATGCTTTTGTTCTTGATTATAAAACAGGTGGAATTTATCCTTATGACAATCAAGTCTTTTCCAGTTCAGCTTATGTTATTTCTACAAATAAAGCCAAGATACTTTATGTTGCAGGATATACAGGCTATATGTGGCAAGTAGAAAGTGGTAATGATGATGATGGTACAGATATAAATGCCTATTGGGTATCGGGGAAAATAAAGCCAGAGCTAGTAAGTTTAGCAATGAAAATGCTTCGTGTAGGAATAAACTTAAAAGAAATAACTTCTGCTTCAACTATAAATATGAATTTTCAACATCGTATAGACTGGAATGTATCTTGGACAACAGCTGAAACTTTTAGTTTTAATCATAATGATGAATTAGCTTTTGGTAAGACAGCTCTTTTTGATATTGGTACTGTAGAGAATATGTTTCAGATTAAATTACAAGATGATTCAAGTAATCCTGCTCCTACTATTTATGGTATAGATTTATATGGAAAAAAACTAGGGCAAGATACAGGGGAGAGAGCAACCAGCTAAGGGGGAAACATTAAAGTACAAGATTTTGAATTTAGTAATAAGTTAAGGCAAGAAACTGATTTTATGGATTTTGTAAATGAAGTCCGTAATATTTTGAGTTTAGGGCGTTATCAAATGAGAGTAGTTACTTCTGCACCCGATTGGACAGGTGAGAGTGGGGAACAGTTACTTTATATTTCAGGAACCGTAAGAAGATTGTATTGGTATGATGGCATTAATTCTACTTGGCAATACATTGAATGGAACGCTTCAGGTCTAGGCTCAACTTCAATAGTAGATATTGTTACCTTAACTGGACAGACCGCAAGCATTGGGGCTACAACAATGTACACAGTTCCGGCAGCAGGATTGTATAGGGCTTCAGTATATCAATTATGTTCTAAAGCTGGAACTGGAGGAACCTTAGATACTACAATTGCTTGGACTGATATTACTCAAGCTCAAAGCTCAACCCCTGCTGCACAAGTAGACCTAACAGGTAAAGGTAATGGTGGAACAGGTAGTGTATTTATTAGTTCAGAAGCAGCGGTAATAACTTACGCAACTACAGTAGCCGGAGAAGCAGGAGCTCCTGAGTATGATTTATCAATTGTATTAGAGAAAATGTTATGAACGATTTTTATTATAGAACAATGCTTAAAAGAAAACGTTTTATGCCTATCTATTCAGGCTCCCTAATGAAAGGGTTTATTACTTTTTATATTACTAATAATATAGATAAATATGTAAATTCTGACCCTTATGTACCTTTACCAGATGACTCACAAGGCAAAATTCTTTATATTGCTCAATTATTTACTGATAAAAAATCAGTTAATCCTAAAATGTCTTATAGAGTATGGAGAGATTTTAAGAATTTTATAAAGAATGAATTTCCTTTAGTAGAAACTATCTGCTGGAGAAGGTGGGACAGAAAATCTAAAGGAGTAAAAACATATTCAAGGAGAATTCAAAGTGAAACAGCCAAAAACATAAAAAAATAGGAGGAGAAAATGGAAAAATTGAAAGCAAAACCAACTTATAAGATTTTTATTTTAGATGAAGATGAATTTAATGGATTGCATAAGTATATCCCGGAAGTTAAGAAAGAGGACTTAGAACAAGGCTTAGGCTTTGCCAATCCTAAGACTAAGGAATGTTATGTCAAAAGAACTGGTGTAAAAGAATGGGATGATGAAACCATAATGCACGAAGCTACAGAGCTTTTAGCTAAGCATTCAGACCACGAAGATGAGCAGAATATAAGATGGAAAAAAAGCGGTCAGATAATAAGAAATGTAGTAAGTGCTATTGTAGCTCCTTTCGCTCCGCCTGTAGCCGCAGCTATGCAATTAGGTCATGGACTTTATGAGCAGTCAAAAGGCAGACAAACTTTAGGACAAACTTTATTAGGAACAGCTGGTGCTGGTATAGGTGGAATGATGGCGGCTCCGGCAGCAAAAGCGGGAGTTGCAGCATCAAAAGCAGCAGGTGGAGGCATACTTGGTCAAACATTGAGTGGTTTGCAATCAACTTTGACTGGAACAAGCGGAGCACAAAAATTATTGTCAGCAAGTCCATTACAAGGCCCAGTAACAGCAGCACAATCAGCTATGGGTTATTCTAATTTGTCACAAGTTCCTCAAAATCTTATTGGTTCAGCAGCAGCAACATCAGCATTAAAAGCAGGAACAAGTGGTGTAAGCCAAGCGACAAGAAATCCTTTTGCTTCTCAAGTACTTTCTTCTCCAACAGCTTCTACAGCTCCCGCAGCAAGCACAGGAGCAGGTGGAGTTAGTACAGGAACACCTTCTTTGATAAAAGGTATTGGTGAAAAAGCTGGAGAGTTTATAAAAAGTCCAACTAACATTTTAGGAGCAGCAAGTATGGGTGCTTCTTTACTTCCTAAAACTCCTCAATTTGAAATGCCATCATATGTTTCAGATTTACAAAGTAAATTAACGCAAGGTGAAGCTCTTTCTCCTTTAGGACAACAAGCAAGAACTTCTTTGTCAGAGATATTGGCTTCTAAGCCTTCTGAGCTTTATCCTACTGCTAATGATGAATATTATAACGCTGCTTTAAGAAGAACAAGAGAGTCTTACGAACAAGCAGCAAGGCAAATAGATGCTAATTATAACTTAGCAGGAACTTATGGCTCAGGTGAACATTTAGCAGAAAAAGCAAAACTACAAGAACAATTAGCTAGAACTGAAAGTGCTTTATTTTCAGAAACAGAACAAAGAAGATTTGAATTAGCTCGAACAGCACAGTATCAAGCTATTCAAGATTCTTTAGGTGTAGATAAACAGGTTATGGATGATCTTGTAGGTCTTACAGGATTAGATGTTCAAACCGCAGCTATGGTTTATGGTGCTCAAGCTGCTGACATTCAAGCTATCAGAGAATCTTTAGGAACTCTTGGTGTTGAACTTTTAATGAGAGGAACTGGAGTTAAACAAGATGGAGGAGTAAATATAAACTTAGGTTAAAAAAGTTAAAACATAAGGAGATAATCATGGCAGATTGGAGAGGGGTACGAGAAGGTCTTACCCAAGGCTATCAGGTTGGGAAAGATACTGGTGGTGGAAGAATGGGACAACTAGGAAGCCTCATTAAAGGTGTAGCTGACCGATTACGTTCAGAGAGAGAAACCGGTTCTGAAGAATTACTCCAAGCAATAGTAGATAGAGAAGGAACTATCATTTCTTTTAGACCGAAAGGTTCAGTATTCCAACCTAAAGAGCCACAGAAGGGGCTAACTCTTTCTGGTGCTTTAGGAATACTTTCTGACCCAATGAAAGCAAGAGAAGTTAAAAGAACTTATCCTAATTTGTATAAAGAGGCTGAGAGTGTTGTAACTAAAGAATTAGGTGAAGGTGTTTTAAGTAAAGTAACACCTTTTTCACCTCCTAAAAAAAAGAAAACAGAGTCTATTACACAGAGTAATATTATGGATACTAATTGGTAGATTATGGCTGTTTGGCGTGAAACAATTCAAGACGAAGAATATAAAAAACTTCCCTTAAGTGAAAAGCGAAAAACAAAAAGTGAGTTTTTTAAATACAATATTACTCAAAGTGACAAATGGAAAAGTTTATCTCCTCAGAATAAATTGACAATTCAAAAACATTTCTTTATAGACAAACCAGAAGAAGAATTAACAGTTAAGCCTTCTTTTAAAAATATCATTGAGCTTACTAAAGAAGAATTTAGGAAAAGCCCTATTGGGGAATTAGATAAACAGGTAGAAAAATTAGCAGGATTGATAGAACCTAAAAAAGCTGAGGAAGGTCTTGAGGGAGCGTTAAAATTTATTCCTCGTCAAATGCTTGCAGAAGTAACTAGAGCCTATAAGCCTTCTACTGTAGGTCTTTTTGCAGGGGTTTCAAAACTTGCTAAACCGATAGCAAAACCTGTAAGCAAATTTATTGCAAAGAAAACCCCAAAAGTTATAAAAAAAGGATTGTTACCAGTCAAAAAGTTTTTAGAAAAGAATCTAACTGTAGGTAAAGGGCAACCAAAAGCTTATCAGATATTAGCTGATGAAGCAAAACTGGAGAAATTAGCTGGTGGTAGAGAAGCCCAAAAAGTTGCTGATATATTAACTAAAAAGCCTACAGGTAAATTACTATCCCGTGAGGAACAAAAATATGTTGGAAGAATATTTAGAAAAGAAATTAGTGAAACTGGTAAAAAGTCTTTTTTAACTTTAACTCCAAAACAAAGTGCGAGAATAGCAAAAAATATCGAGGTAGAAACAGCTTTTAGTCCTAAGGTTCAATCTATACAAAATAAATTAGAATTAGTTAATAAAAGTTTAAGAAATAAAGAACTTCTTGCTAAAGGAATGGTTGGCAAAGAATTTAGAACTGGTACAGGTTTCATTGAAAAAGTATCAGGAATTGAAAAAATTGAAAAGCTAACAAAAAAAGGCAAACCATTTAAAAAACCAAGATTTAAAATAGGTTTGGAAGCTGAACCAGTTTCCCCTATTCCACCTACAACCACTCCAATACCAGCAGAATTATTAAAAGAAGGAGAAGGTGTTGCAAGAGGGATAAGACAAGTATCAAAATTGCCTACAACTAATAAATTTGTAAATTTAACAAGAAAAGAATTACTAAACCAAAGAAAAAACTTATCTCGACAGTTGCAAGAAGAAATTAAAACTATACATCTCAATGTTAGGTCTAACTATGAAATATTCGATAAGACCTTTGTAGATAAAATTGTCGCTCATCCTAAATATCAAGAACTAAAATCAATATCAGACAGCGGTAGGGCTATTATGGATAAATGGTCAACTGAACTTGCTAATAGCGGGATACCTAAAAAACAAGCTAAAAAAGTTATAGAAGAAAATATAGGTAGCTATATGGCAAGAATGTATCCTTCTAAACTTAAACCTCAAAAGACTGGGTTTAATCTATTTAAAGATATGCGTTTAAGACTTAATGGGTTAAAGCATAGAAAAGAATTAAGTGAAGAAGCATTGCGGGCAATGAATGTTATCAAAGAACCTGCTTTACCTGCAGCGATAGAAGTTAAGGAAATATCATCATCTATGGCTAATAATAAATTATTTAGCAAAGTTGCTCAAAACCCTGAATGGGTGGCTAATAGTAATATCTCTGGAAATCTTATCAAAATGCCCGATAGTGCTTCGGTAGGAGCGTTAAAAGGTAAATGGGTAATTCCTGAGATAGCTGATGATATAAATGCTATCACTAAAATTGGAGAACAATCAAGAGGATTATATCTTAAAGCTTTGAGTGCTTGGAAATATGGAAAGGTAGTTTTAAACCCTGCCGCTCAAACAAGGAACCTTATTTCTAATACTATGCTTCTTGATTTAAGTGGAACTAATCATTTACGTCAAGCACAATTATTTCCTAGAGTCTTTAAAGAGTATATGTCTAAAGGAAAAATGTATCAACAAGCATTAAAAGATGGAGCTATTGGTAGTGAGTTTGTAGGAACAGAAACAATGCAGAAATTAAAAAGTATTTATATAAATTCTCAAGAAAATAATTTACAAAAATTTATGAAAATAGCTTCAACACCATTTAAGAAACCTGGAGAATTATATCAAGGAATGGAGCAAGTTTCTAAAATGGTTAAATATATGGATGTTTTAGAGAAAACAGGTAACAGCAAACTAGCCTCTCAAGAAGCCCAAAAGTGGCTTTTTGATTATAATAAAGTTCCTAAGATAATTGATTGGGTAAGAAAATTACCGATTGGTGCTCCATTTATTACATTTACCTATAAAGCTATCCCAAGAATAGGAGAAGCTATAGTTAATCGTCCTTTGGCTGTATATAAATATAAAGCTCTTTTTGATTCAATAAATGAAACTTCTCGTAAATATCAAGGAATGAGTCCAGTTGAATATTCAAGACAGAAAAAGTTGTTACCTAAGTGGATATTAAAAGATATTGGTGGTATGCCTACAAATCTATTGTTACCCTGGAAAGATAAATATAACAGAACTCAATGGCTTAATCTTGAGTATATTCTACCAGTGGGACAAGCACCTGAAATGGCTGAAAGAGGACTAGCTGGATTTGTAAGTAGTCCTGCTTTTAATATTGTATCTGACATTATTAAGAATACTGATTTTAAAGGAAAAGAGATTATACCTCCTGAAGCTACCAAAGTAGAAGCTTCTAAAGCTATCGCAGAGTATATATATAGACAATTAGCCCCAAGTTTAGCCCCAGGAGGATATTCATACGAAAAGATACGAGCTGGGATTATGCAAGAACCTGAGAAATTCGCTCCTGAAAGAACAAGAGAAGCTATACCTGCTATCTTAGATTCAATATTGGGTATCAAAATAAATCCTTTAGATGTTGATGAAGCTGAACAATTTAAGACATGGGATAAGAAAAAAAGAATAGACGCATTAAATAAAGAATTTTACAGAATTATAAATAATCCCTTATTAAAAGAAGATTTTAGAGATAAAAAGATAGAAGATATTTTTAAGAAAAAGGAAAAGGTGATTGACGAATGATAGACCAACGTCTAGCTGTTGTCGGTAAATACAAAGCTTACAATTATGAATCAATAACTGTAACTGATACCGCTATAGGTTTGACTGCTTCTATATTAAATACTACCATTAAACCCAAAAGAGCTTTTCTTACTATAGAAACAGCACAACTTCGTTATCGTTATGACGGAACAGACCCAACAGATACAGAAGGACATATTCTCAATCCTGTAGTTAATTATTTAATAATAGAAGGCTGGCATAATCTTAATAATTTTAAAGCAATCAGAACAGGTGCAATAAGTGGTGTTATCAAGGTTAGTTACGAAAGATGAAAAAACTAATTTTTACTTTATTATTCTTAATTTCTTTTTCTTTACAAGTTTATCCTCAACATAGTAATGCTGGGGGTTTAGTTCTTGAAGAAGAAGATGGTTCTCCTACAGTCCAAGTATGGAAAGGTATCTTCCCTAACACATCACTTACAGACAATACAGACGGTACAGTTTCAATAGATTTTGTTGGCGGTTCTCTTCCAACAACGTATCTCAAACTAGACACCTCAAACGACCCTCTAACAAATAGTCTCGATATTTACAAAGCTACCGAAGATGCAAAATTATGGCTAACTACTTACGGAGCTCTAGATGCTGACTACTCAAGACTTCTTCTTCAGAAATCACACACTGATACAGCATTGGCAATGTCTGATACAGGCAACAATGATTATCTCGGATATATAGGATTCTATGGCGTAAATACTGGTGATGACTTTACTTACGGCTCTCGTATTTATTCCAGACAGGTAGGGGCAGCAGGTGCAGGATTACTAAATGCTGACCTTTGGATAAACTCCTATAATATTAAAAATCAACTATTCGACAATGACGGAACAGGTCATTTCTCTGTATATGACAGCGACTCAGCAGAGGTCTTTTATATTGATAGTAATGGAAACTTATCTGCTTATGGAGCCACCTTCGGAGATGATGTAAATATAGGCTTAACAAATGCTGAGGTCCTATTCTCTAATGGTGGCGTAATAGCCAGCGATACGGGAATGACCTATCAAGCAGGTACGGATATTTTATATCTCGCTGGTGGAGTTAATGTAAATTCAGGAACTTTGACAATTGACGCTTCAGGCAACCTTACCACCACCGGACTCGGAACTTTCGGCAACCTTGATGTAGATACCCTTAATCTTAACGGAAATGTAATCTCCGACTCAACAGGAACGATAAGTTTTGATGATGATAATTTGTCTACCACTGGCACTCTTGGAGCAGGGGCGATAACAGGGACTTCTCTCACCGACGGCACACTTACAATAGATGATGGCTCAATTACAGGTGGAGTAGCGGCGACATTCAGTGGGCTTGGAACACTTGGAAGTTTAATCGTAGACACCACAACCCTTGTAGTTAATGCATCAGGATATACAGATAAAGTCGGTATAGGAACAACAACTCCCGCAACAACACTAGAAGTAAACAACGCAGGGAACGCCTATCCCGCCACAAGCGGTTCAAGTCAAAGTGCAGGACATAAGCAGAGATTTAGAACTGGTGCAGGAACAGGGGTATTAGATATAGGACTTAATGGCGGTAATGGTGCTTGGTTGCAAGTAACAGATGCCGCAAACTTAGCGACAAACTATCCCTTACTTTTAAACCCTAATGGTGGGAATGTTGTTGTTGGTGCAACTGTGCCTTACAATAAATTCAATGTTGTGGCAGATACAACATCAGACACAGCTTATCAATCACAAGCAGGTGTAAGAATTGATAGCGGACCAGCACAAGCAGGAGAAACAACATTATTATTAGGCGTTGGTGATGCTTACGAATATTCATATATCCAAAGTTTAGAACCTTTAACATCTTGGCTAAACAGACCTCTTCTTTTACAACCTAAAGGTGGTGATGTCGGCATAGGAACAACTTCGCCAACCCAAAAATTAGACGTATTGGGAAACTGGTCTTTAATGGGAGGCTCAAATTATACAGACGATACTACTAAATCTATGAGAATTGGCGGCTACCACTATGATATACAAGAAGAGCCTTACGTCATTATGTATGGTTATGTTAATGATGTCAATAATGTTGTAAGCTATGGAGGTGGAACATCAAGTGGAAATGCTGCGACTCTTTTAAAGTTCTATACAGCTGCAAACAATACGACTTTAACTGGAACTGAAAGAATGAGAATAGCTGCTGATGGATATGTCGGCATAGGAACAACAACTCCAGCAACAACCCTTGAAATTCTTGATACTACTACTCAACTCCGCCTCACCCATACAGACGGGGTAGATGAAACAGACTTCTATACAAACTCTGATGGACAACTGGAAATTACACCTACTGCTGGAACAGTTTTTATAGGCGATGGAACCGATGGAGATTATACTTTAGGTTTTTACGGAGATACAACACAGGGATATTTGCAGTATTACGAAGATACAGGCAGGTTTGATTTATCTCACGCTCTTACAATTACTGATTCAGGCTCACTTCTCGGATCACCAGTTGCAGGTACGTTTGAATTTGACAATGATAGAATGTATGTTACAAATGTAGACACACAACGGGCGATAGACAGGACAGGTGATGTAATAACTTCAACAACTACTGTAACGAATACAACAACCGAAACAACTATATTCACAGGCACAATCCCTGCCGATTCTCTGAAAGCGGGTAATGTCCTAAAGGGCACAGTCAGCGGTTCGATTACCAACGCTACCGCTGCTGATGATATTACCATAAGAATAAAAATCGGTGGAACTACCTTAATTACTTTTAACCCAGCGATAGGCAATGTATCAGATGAACCTTGGCATATTACGGGAGAGTGGACTGTAAGAAGCGTGGGGGCTACTGGTAGTATTGCGACTCATCAGCACGTAGATATAAACGGCTTTAACGATAGCGAGGTTTCTATTGAAACGGTGGATACAACTGGAGCAGAAAATATAACCGTAACGGTGGAGTGGGATAACGCCAAAGCTGGCAATACAATATCAGTTTACCAAGGAATGATTGAGTATAAGAACTAATAAAGGAGGTCAAAATGGCAAGTGCAAGAAAAGGAAGTTGTGGAGGAACACCAAGAGTAGGAAAAAAAGGCGACCCTAAACCAAGAGGCGGCGGAAGGGGACAAGGCAGAGGCGGTAGAGGCTTAGGAAGAAGGCGTGCGAGATAATGGAACATTGCAAGCAAGAAGACAGACTAGCAAGGTTAGATGCCATTTCTGATAAAACAAACAGAATGATTGGCGAGTTCTCTGCTACTTTAAAATCAGTAAACGCAAATGTTGTCAGACTTGATAAGAGAATAAACGGAGCTTTTTCAAAATATGAAAAGCACGTTGACGAAAGCGAAGAAAGGATACTGCAAATATTCTCTAATACAAGAGACATAAAAGCAATCAAGGAAGAAAAACTAAACACAACTAAAAATTCACAGTGGAGAATAGGTCTAATAGCAGGATTGCCCGGCACTGTGTTTATGATTTTAAAAATAATAGAACTTATTAGTAAGGGGTGAAATGAAAATTAACGATAAAAGATTCAATGAGTTGATACACAGTCATCTTCCTGAACTAGAAAACATTCAAAGATATGGTGATGAGGTAGATAAGTGTATGGTTTCAGCATATAAAGCTAAAGAAAAATACATCAATGCCGTTAATAGCTTCGTTAGGAAATACAAAACTAATTTATTCAAATGCACGAGCTAGAAAAAAAGTACATAAAACTTCTAAAGAACGAAGCAAAAGAATACTTTAATCTTATGAAAAAGATAAGAGAGATCGGAGAGTCGGCAGAGTTTGAATATAAAAGGAAAATGCTTAAAATCCAGAACTTAGAGGCAGAATTAATATAAGGAGGGTTATGAATAAAAAAGTAGCGATAGAAGAATTTCTTAATGAAAAACCAGACTTGAAAAAAAAGAATATCTGGGGTAAAATATTCTCAGTATTAGTCTGGGGAGCAAAAGCCTATTTAAGATACGAGGAGTTAAGAAAATGAAAAAGATTAACCCTTACGAAATTACCTTTGAGGACTTTCCTGTATTTGTATTCTCAGATGATATGAGAGGGTTTTTATCTTGGGGTATAAAGGCTCATACATCTGGCTCATATAGCCACGGTATGGTTATGATTAGACCCGATAAGGTAGTAACTCAAGGTATGACATACAAAGAGATTGATATAGGTATATATTTAACAGGAAGGCATAGATTAAAATTCTGGAAATATAATGGATTAAGCAAACCAAAGAAAATTGAAATAATAACTAAGATAGAAGATGACTTATCCCAACCTTGGTGGAAAAGAAGATATGATTTTCTTGGTATAGTAGGACAGTTTATTAAAGTACCTTGGATAAACAACCCTTGGATAAATTTTTGTACTGAAAGACTTTCCGGTTATCTGAGAATGATACCTGAGATAAAAGATAAGATACCTAAACACCCCTCACCCGCAGACCTAAACAAACTATTTAAAACCATTGAAAATATGGAAGTGATAGGTAGATTTTACGGAGATTAATTAGTTTATTTTCTCTGTTCATTTTTTGAACATAAAACCCCTTGATTTCATTACGATTTCAGGGGTATTTTTTTTGATAAAAAACTTAGAAAAGGGCTTGACAAACTCTGTGTGAATATGTTATATTGTGTGTATCTAAGGAGGTATCAAAAAATGGATAAAGACAAAATGTACGCAAGCATAGTAATCGAAGAGAAGTATCAAGAAGCGGTAGATGATTTATGCAAGAAGGAAAGGTGGTCTAGAAGGCAATTAATTGGAGTAGCTTTAGAGTATTATCTAAAACTTAGAGGTTATAAAGAGGAGCAAAAATGAACCCCAAAACTAACTTATTCTTAATCACTTTCTTCATAATCCTCTACTCTCTCATATCAATAGTCTGCTTTCCTGAAGATATAGACATTTCTCGTATAATTCAAATAGAGTCATCAGAAAACCCCGAAGCTATCGGTCTAAACGGAGAGATAGGGCTTTGTCAAATATCTGCTATTGTTTTAACTGAATGGAATAACTATCACCCCAACAGCCAATACGATGAATTAGACTTATTCACTCCAAGTATAAATGTTTTAATCGCAGAATGGTATTACAATAAAAGAATACCTCAAATGCTCAAACATTATGGTTTTGAAGATACCATTGAGAGTCGAATCACAGCTTACAATTTTGGTATAGGCAATATGGTTAAATGGAAAGAGTTACCTAAAATCACTAAGGACTATATTAAAAAGTACAGGAGGCTAAAATGATAATATTTGAAGGCAAAAGTGATTATCATAAACCAATATATTTAGTTTATCTAGATGGAATTTATATAGTAAAGCAAAAATTTAGTATAGAAAAAGAATGGGAGTTTCTAGCTTCGTTCAAGTGTTTCCAAGACTTAATTTTATTTATGGCAAAGCGTGTTCCTATAGCTGATTAAGGAGGTAGTAACTGCTTATGAAAACCGACCAAAATAAACAAGAAACAGTTAAAAACAATGGGGGTTTGGAGGTGTTTTGGGTATGAAAATCACTAAAGTTACAAAGAAATATTTTGAAACTGAGGGCGAAAGAGTCTACTTTTTTGAGCCTTTGGATGAGGAAATGACGGTTAAAGAATTACAAGAGATGATGGATGAACATGAGAAGTTTATTCTTGAACAAATACGCAATATGCGTAAAGAGAAGAAATAGCGGAGCCTCCGCTATTAACAAAAAGGAGAAGAAAAATGAAGCTATATGAATGGGAGTTCAGATTGTTTGAGAAAGACGGAATATGTCAGGTAAACCTTAAACTTGGCACAACAATTAAGAGTAAAGATTATATGAAATTACAAGATGGGATTACGCAACTTGTTCAAAAATATGAGGTTAAGAATGAAACTGATAAATGATGACTGTTTAATAGCTATGGCAAATCTATCAGATAATTTAGTAGATACTGTTATTACTGACCCGCCATACAATCTCATAAAAACAAATAGCGGTTTTGAACGTGGAAAAAATAGCCCATTTACAAGAGTTGCTAAAGGCGGATTCATGGGTAAAGAATGGGATGGAACTGGAATTGCCTTAAAGGTTGACTTATGGAAAGAAGTCTTGCGTGTTGCAAAACCTGGAGCATTTCTTCTATGTTTTGGTGGCACAAGGACTTATCACAGAATAGCTTGTGCCATTGAAGATGCTGGTTGGGAGATAAGAGATTGTATTATGTGGGTTTATGGCAGTGGATTTCCTAAAAGTCTTAATATACAGAAACAAATAATGAAAACAGCTAAATTTAAGACAGGGATTGACTTTATTGGCTATGGAACAGCTTTAAAGCCCGCCTATGAGCCTATTATTGTAGCCATGAAGTCAACTGATGGGTCTTTTGCTAATAATGCCTTAAAACATGGTGTGGCAGGGTTAAATATAGATGATTGCAGAGTGCCAGCAGGGCAAGGTGAATATGATATAAGACACTACACCAAAGAAGATTGTTTCCAAAACAAAGAACCAAAGAAAAGTAAGTTTCAAGTTAAACCACAACCTACTGGTAGATTTCCTGCTAATTTTATTCATGATGGTAGCCAAGAGGTTATGGATTTGTTTCCGAATACAAAAACAGGCAAAGTCACAAGTCATTCAAACAAAGGTATTTGGGGAAGTGGTAAAGACACAAGTTACAATCATTTAGAGGTCGAAGGTTCGGCGGGTAGATTCTTTTATTGTGCTAAAGCAAGTCGTTCAGAACGTGATAAAGGGCTTCAAAATTGCGAAGAAAAAGCCAAATGCGATATAGATAAAATGGGTGGTGCTAAATGCACAATGAAAACTGGTAGTGGTAACGAAAGAAATGTTAAATACAAAAACCATCACCCCACTGTAAAGCCCATCAAACTAATGGAATATCTCTGCAAATTGACAAAAACTCCATCTGGCGGGGTAGTTTTAGACCCTTTCATGGGTTCAGGAACTACTGGAGTAGCCTGTAAGAATCTTAACCGAAATTTCATAGGAATAGAGTTAGATGAAGCGTATTTCAAAATTGCAGAGAAGCGGATAAATGAAAATCTATAAAATCACAGAAGCAAGCGATTGCGGACGCAAACGAGAAATTAGTTAAGGAGATGAAAGATGGAAATAAATAAAATCTACAACGAAAATTGCCTTGATACTATGGCAAGGATGCCAACAAGCATTTCTGTTGATTTAACAATTACAAGCCCGCCTTATGATAGCTTGAGGGATTATAAAGGTTACTCTTTCCCTTTTGAGAAAATCGCAAAAGAATTATTCAGAGTGACGAAGGATGGCGGTGTGCTGGTTTGGATTGTTGGTGACGAGACAAAATCATTCTGCGAATCATTAAGTTCATTCAAGCAAGCTATTTTCTTTGTTGAATCTTGTGGGTTTAATCTTCTTGATACAATGATATATCATAAAAGCAACTATGCACCAGCATACCCAACATTACGGAGATATGCTAATACTTTTGAATATATGTTCATCCTAAGCAAGGGTAAACCAAAAACATTTAATCCAATCCAACAAGAGAAGGTGCTTAAAAATTACAAGAATAAAAAATCGTATTTTAGGCAAAAAGTCGGGTCGCAAGTATTAAAGGTTACTGATTGTGACAGGGAAACAAAAGATGATGAAAATGTTTGGACAGTTTGCCCAACAAAAGCAACTGATGAGGTACATCAT